ATGACGATTATCAGAGATAAAAAGCAGCTGATCATGAAAGGCAAGCTAACCCGCTGGGACGGCAGCTATTACAATTATGAGATACCGGCACTTGCCAAAACAGAAGCAAAGGCAGCGAAAGAGGAAATCATTTTTAAGGATGAATTTAAAAAAAGGCAAGAGGATATTAAAATTCGGTTATCGGCTGGTGAATACATAGAGGAGATTCTGGGGCCAACACCGCAAATAGCTGACTACCCAAAAAGTAAAATAAAAGAATACAAGAAAAAATATGATGAAAACATAGCAAAAGCCAAAGGACTTTTCAAGCCAAAAACTCAAACACGCAAGGATAGGCTTTTTAACAGCGTATGCGAGGACTTTTTAAGCAGGTATGTAGATGTTAAAGAATCCACTAAAAAGACGAAGGAAGACGATTTGAAGCGCCCTATAGCGAAGTTTGGGGATAGGGATATTGTATCAATCACATCAGAGGAGCTACAAGAGTACATATGGCATCTTGATTATGAGATTTCAGAGAGGTCAGTTAAGAAAATATTTTACGCAATGAATCCAGTCTTTCAACTTGCTGTAGAAAAGGGATACATTCCTGCAAATCCCATGAGCAAAGTAAAACGGAGAATTAACAAGGATAAGCCAAGAGAAGAAATGAAAATATGGGAGCCGGATGAGTTTCAGCTGTTCCTGGATGAGTTTCCAGAAAAAGACCGGTTTTATTATTTCTTTGAATTTTTATATTTCATGGGAACCCGATCGGGCGAAGCAAACGCCCTTACCTGGAACGATATTCATTTTAACGAAAACGCCGTTGAAATAAAAAAATCCGTGTCTTTCAAACTGCGGCCATATAAAATAACATCACCTAAAAATCCGAACGCCCATAGAAAAATATCAATGCCGAAAAGGATACACGAATCATTAAAAGAGTTATACAAGCTGCAGAAGGAGTATGAGGGCTTCACGCTGGATTGTTTTGTGTTTGGCTTTGACAAGCCGCTTGATCCGGAAACAGTCCGCCGGGTAAAACGCGAAAAAGTAAAAGCGGCCAATGAAAAGAGTGAAAATAAGAATAAACAGCTTGAATTGATCAGAGTGCACGATTTTAGGCACTCTCACGCGTCTTATCTAATAAATAACATGTCTGATCAGTTCACAGATTTTGACGTCGCAAAGCGACTGGGAGACACGGTACAGACATTGCACAACACGTATGCGCACTGGTTTAAACAACGTGATAAGAGTATCATTGATTTTATGGATGGTCATGCTGTAGAAACACAGCAGAATCACAGCAACCGGCTCGCGGAACTAAAAGAGCTAAAGGCATTACTTGATGATGGGATTTTGAGTAAAGAGGAATTTACGCAGCTCAAAGAAGAAATCTTAAGTGTAAAAAGGTAAATATTTCCAATAATATACAAAATATGTAAAAATAGCTTACAACTTGCTATAATATATACATGCTTTGCAAAGGGTGTAATTATAAGGAGATAGCGAGCATATGTCTGAGGAAGAGCTAAAAAAATACATAATTGATATGGTTTTAAACATTCGTTCTATAAATAAATTACGTCGTATTTATTCATATGTATTGCATCATTTTATCAAGTGAAGTAACAAAAAGGCGAGGAAAACCTCGCTTTTTGTCATGCTGTTTAAATACTAATTTTTTTGATCAGTGTGAAGCTCCTTTTTTAATATGGTTAGAAGTTTGTTCAATATTGCTTCTGAGAATTCGGAACGCTCATCTTTTGACATATTAAGGTAAGCCTTTATCAAATATAGATCTATTTCACTCAGATCGTATTGTGCCACTAAATCATCCAGTGACGAATCAGGTGTATCAAACATTTCACCCTTTCCCTCAGTGAGCCATAAATAATCAATATTAAATTCTTTACAAATCAACTTAACAGTCTGATCACTGGGGTTGTTACGTCCTTTTTCTATTGCATTTATAGAAGGGCTACTTATACCTAGCTTTTCGCCAAAAGCGCGCATACTCAATCCTAAAGTTGTTCTAACCTCTGCAATTCTTGAATTTATATCCCTCATTTTGACATCCTTTCATTCTTAGTAAGAAAATTATTTGTTATTTGAACATATTATACTACAAAAAAACGAGGTTTTCATTCCTCGTCTTTTTGTAATTTTTTTGCAAACGTTTGGAAAAAATTCTGTAATGCTTTTCGTTGTTCATGAGATGCTTCGAGATATGTTTCTAGCAAAGCCCTGTCTTCCTTATCCAGTTTAAATTCTTCTACGACTTCATCAAGAATTGTTTCTGGAAACGCCGTAAACATATCAACGTCAGCACCCTCAGTAAGCCAGAAATAATCAACATTAAACTCTTTACATATCAATTTAATGATAGGCTCTTTCACCGCAACGCCACGTTCATAAGCTGCAATGGCATCTCTTGTTGCTCCTATTTTTTCGCCAAACTCATTCTGCGTAAGACCTAGCGTTCGCCTAAGTAACTTTATTCTGTCTTTCATATACCCTCCTTTCTGTAATTTGATTATAACAGTTTGCTAATGTGATTACAAGCACAAAAATATTCATGTTATGTGTTGACAATACCAAAATCATGCTTTATAATGTGCTTGTAATCACAAAGGAGGTAAAAGCATGACAGCAGAAGAAATGCGTGCCGACCAGAAAGAAATTTATGAACTGGCTGCAATGCTTTATGAAGCTAAGAAACGGAATCCGAATATTAGCCATGTCCTTAACGTTTTCTTTAAAGGATTATCTATCGGCGTAAACATTAGCAATGGATTCCAGTCACCGGCAGTTTAAGGAAAGGGGCGTGAAAGGATGAAACAGTTAAATATCCCGGTATATGTAGGGAATAAGGAAATTTGCAAGGAATTTAATTGTTCTCCTGCTACGGCGGTAAAAATCATGCAGAATGTTAAAGCTGCAAACAAAGATAAAAAGAATCCATACGAGAGAAAGGTGCCGCTTTCATGGGTGCTGGAAATGTATGGAGAATGATGGGAAAGGAGAATGAAAAGATGGAAAATGAATTAACTGCACACAGAATAGAAAAAATGGCAAAAGATATATCTGAAATCATTATTGAAAAAGGCTTATCAGAAGGAGAAATGGTTTTACTACTTAAAATAGTAAAATGGAAATCAGCTGAAATGATGGGCAAAAATCAGTTAACGGTCAAAACAGACGATGAAGATTTAGATTCGGTTATAGAGGGTACAGGAATGTTTACGGCAGCATTAGATTTATATGAGCATATAAAAAACCTTGATCGGAGTCAAGCGCAAGGTGCACTAGAAATGACCAAGATTCTTTATGGTGTTTATAGATAATCATCTGGCTTTTCAGTCACATTTTCAATGTAACAAATCTGATTGACATTGATTTCATATATTCGATTTTTATTCTCAATATGTAGAAATGATGTAGTATCCAAATTTCTGATGTTATATGACAGAAATTCAAAGAAGGAAGTAAATGCTGTGTCGGACAGTCTTGTTCCTTCGATAGTTGCATCATTGCTTACTTTGATTTTGGAACCGTCAATGAAATAGATATTGATTTTCATAGTTTCCCCCCCTTTCCATACAGGTAAATAATATCATAGGGAAAGAATCGTAACAAATAAAAAATAATTGAAAGGAGAATACATATGCAAGACACGCTGAAAGCTTTAGAATACTATAAACGAAGAGAACTGGAAGCAATGGAAAAAGAAGATAAAAAGGGCTTCCCTGTCATAATTGAAAAAGATTCGTACTTTGCAAAAGAGATATCTTATCAGACTGTATTGCTTAAGGAAATCATCGAAAACCAGACGAAGAAGCATGAAAATTATATCCCCGTAAATGATTCTTCACAAGGATATGGACAGGCAGATATCAAAGGAGTTTTGAAGGAGATACTTAATCAGCTGAAAAAGCTTAATTGCGTTGTAAAACGGCAGGAAGCGGCAATGGTATTAAACAATGACATGAATCGAAAAATCCATCCTTCCGCACAGTTTAAGATAGATGTGGAAAGACCGCTAAAGGAAGAAGAAATACTTACTGATCATTGGGATATCGTTGCGGAAGTAGTGAGGCTGTTGGTTGATCATGGTTTAAACTATTTTGAAATGAATGAGATACTTCACTATACAGATAAAATATTGAAAGAAAGGGTATTACGTAGAACGCTAAAAGATAAGTGTCTTTGCACACCGGGAAAGGATGAGGAATCAGAATGAAAGATAGGAATTCAAGTGTAGGAGGAATCGGCTTTTTTTGGAGCCTTAACGATCTTATTTATAGGGTTGAAACTCGGGAACGTTATCACATGGTCATGGCTATGGATATTGGCGCCTATGTGGATACCTACGATTATCGGCATAATGGTTCTCATCATCTATGCGCTGTATTATGAAATAAGATTTAGGCTAGATAAAAGAAGATGGAAAAGATTTCGTGAAAGGAAATGACATATGAAATGTAATGTAGAAATCAAAACGATAGCACAGTATAAGTGCTTACGGCATTTAGAGGACTGGGGACTGTCAACAAAGGAATTGCGTGTTGAGATGGTTGCAGCCAATGCCATAAAAGTAACAGATCGTGTAGGGGAATCTATGGTCATACAAATGGAGCCGGACGGTACATTTCTGGAAGATGGGATTCCTGCGGAGATTGCGCATGCGTAGCAGCTTCCGCCGGTTACTGATCGGTGCAGCTTTTCTTGGTCTTGGCATCTATACGACCATATGGAGCAACGTGCAGATAGAAGAGATAGAAAGACTGCGGCTGCTGAACAGAGTAACAAACGAAGAGCTGCAGATGGTCCGGCAGGTCGTGAAAGAGCAGAATGCTGAGCTGCAAGAAAAGGATAAGGAAATCGCAAAGCTGGAATCACAACCAAAATGAACAGCTCTGCCTGGCGAGTTTAGGATAACATACTATGGCATGGATATCACATCAGCAACTGCTAGCGGTGCTGATCCAGAAATCGGAGTGACCATTGGTGTAGATCCTGCTGTTATACCATACGGCACTATCGTGTTAATCAATGGTAAGGAGTATGTGGCACAGGACACTGGTAATTACACAGGAAATCACATCGATATTTTGTGTGAATCGGAAGCTATGGCTGAAAGCTTAGGCACTTATATAACAAGAGTATATGTGAAAGGAGGGAAGCGATGAAATGTAAAGATAAAAACCCGTTAAGAGAAGCGCTTGAACGGGGAGAGGTTATTGATGGAGATGCTTTTGATATGATACTGATGGAAGAACGTGAAGAGAGGGTTATTGGATATCTTAAGAAAATATCTAATGATTTAGAATCTATAAAGAAAGTAATGGACATAAAACAGAAATATTATGATGATTCTGGAAATACGTATGAATGATCATTATTCCATTAAAAGCTAAAAAGAGTATAGTGATCAAATTTGGCTGACGATCACTATACTCCGGAGAAGTCAGTTCCAAAGGAACTGTACAAATATTCTAGCATAAGAAAACAGAAATTATCAATATACGATTACTAGATTAAAAAAATAAATGAAAAAAGTAGTGTATCCAGAAAAGATCTTTGAAAACTGAATGAGGTTGTTAAAATTTGTATAAAACCTCTTTACTTTTTGTCGGACATGTAATATACTTTGTGTAAGGCAAGAAGTAGGAAGGAGGATAGATGTCTGAGCCTAAAAAAAAGATGGGAAGACCAAAAGAGGAAAACCCAAAATCTACTAAAATAACTATAAGAGTAGATAATGATACGGTGGATAAAATAGAAAACTACTGTAAAAAAAATAAGTTATCAAAATCAGAATTGATTAGAAAACTTATAGAGAAATTATAAAAATAAAGAGGCGCTGTCTGTTTCCGGCAAGAAGTGTGACAACGCCAAGCTCACAAACCACAAGGGATTGCAGAAACATTGTAACATAAAACGCAATGTATTTTCAACATACAAAAGCAATCTCTTGTGAAGTTTCGTAGTACAGAAATGAAAACAGGAGGTTTTTAATATGCTGATTTTTAACAACTATCTCATTCAGGGAGTAGAAAAAGAGGAGTCATGTGTGAATTGCCGATATTATGTACAGCATTACACGAAGGCGGATAAAGAGTTCATTCGGTGTTTCATGGGGCATTGTGTGAACAAAAGAATGAGGAATGTGAAGCCATCGCATTCATGTGAAAATTTTGAACATGTCAAAGATTCTGACTGATAAAAGAAACAAGAGGTGAAGAAGAAATGGACCGGTTATCAGGAATGCTGCTTGATATGGGGATAACACCGGATCTGAAAGGATTTGAATGCATAAAGATCGGTGTATCGATGCTCGTGGCAAAAAAACAGGATACACATCAATGACGAAAGAATTATATCCGGATATCGCCAAAATCACAGGTACGACATCATCCGGGGTGGAGCGCAGCATCCGATATGCCAGAAAGAAAGCGATCGACCAGGATCACGGAGAAATATATCGAACGATCGGCGTTTCCCCATATACGATAAACCTGTCGAATGCTCAATTCTTGCATTGTATCGCATATAGGATAATCCAAAAAGAAAGAGAGGAGAATTTGTGATGCCATTACGTATATTTTTCAAAGACTATGATGATATGGAGCGGCGCATCGTCAACGGAAATCTGTATCAGTGTGTAAAGTCATATCTTATAAACATCATGGAGGAGGAAAGAACTGCTGTCTATGAAGAGAAACTGAATATAAGACGCGCGATCAACTGCTTTGAATTTCAGTTCGATGATGGAACGGTGTTGAATGATGAAAGGCTGGAAGAATCGTCAGAAGATGATGCGTGTATATTACGGCACATCATCATGCAGGCATACGAGGAAGCGAAACAGAAAATGAGATACGCAAAGGACAATACACCTCAGACGATAAAGCAGATGCAGACGGAACTGTTGCAGGAAATACAGGAAGCAGACAAGAGCAATGATATACGTGTCGCTCTGTGCAGTGATTCCATCTTCATGCTGATCACAAATAAAAGGCACTATGTCGGTGCATATAGAATCGATGAGAACATGAAATACAAGCAACGGATAAAGGTGTACGACGATATGCTCAGCGCGATCAGAAGAGTATAAAAAAAGAATGTTTAACCTGACAAGAAGAACATTCTTTTCATAGTGGGAAGTTGACTATTCAACCTACTTTTATTGTACCATAAAGCATTAAAAATGCAAGGGTATAAAGGTGTTTCTGAATAGTCCTTACCGGCCTTGGAATGGATATTAACAAGTCAACCAAAGGAAGAGATACATGAAGAGACACAACAGACAACGGGGTAGACCATCGAAACAGCACTACCTCAACTATGATTATGAGAAAGCATTCGACATACAAACAAACATGCTGTCTGAATCACAGATCGAACGGGCTTTGAAGGATGGAAAAATCAAATCGATATATGCAACAAAGTCGATCTATTCCGGTACGCAGCTGGAAGTCGAGATATTTCCGGAGTTTACAAAACGTTGCATGATACCGGCGGCCGGAAAACGAAAACCGACGAAGGAAGAAATGCAAAATCTGAATGATAAGAATGCCAGGAAGAAAGTTATACGCATGCTGAATACAAACTTTGGAAAGGGATACTGGATAACACACGACTATGAGAATAGGTTTCTTCCAGAAAGTATGGAGGAAGCCTTAAAAGATATTCAAAATTATTTCCGCCGGGTGAATCGGTTGCTCAAGAAAAAAGGCATGGAGCGTGCAAAGTATCTTTACGTAACGGAATGGGAGGAGGATATCCGCTGTCATCATCACCTTGTGATAGACTGCGGACTTACGATGGATGAGCTCAACAGGCTGTGGACGAAAGGAAAAAGGAGTGAGCTACGCCCTATCGATTATGATGAAAACGGATTGACCGGCATGGCAAACTACATTACCAAAAAACCACGCGGAAAGCGCCGCTGGAACACCAGCAAAGGTAATTTGAAGCAGCCGACCATCCGGAAGAATCACAGTACCTTCAAGCGAAAACATGCCAGAGCGATGAAAGAAGACTTTTCCGCAATCGAACGCATGCTGCGTCAGGAATATAAAGGCTACGTATTTAAGGATGCACAAGTCTTTATCAATCAAGTAAACGCAGGGATATACATATATGCGCAGCTGCGTAAATGGGACCCAATAAAGGATGGTGATAACAGTGCATAAAGAAGCTATGCGAAAGTGCAGCATGTGCGGCGAATACAAGCCGGAAAGTGATTTTAGATTCATGAAAACACAAAACCGGTACAATGCCTACTGTAAGCAATGTGAACGCTGGTATAACGCAAACTACAAGCGGCTCAGGCGGGAACGATAGGCATACAATCAGTAAATTAAAATGGTGTCCTCCATCCATGTGTTGAGCAAGACAACGACCCTATTTCATGCAGTGGAGAGTTGATAAAAAGGCAAAAGCTCAGCCAGGTGCGTGCGGGAAGGGAGGGCAGTTTGACGCATGGATGGAGGACATCGAATATGGATCTAAAAGAATTAGAAAAGCTATTGAAAAAGAAAGCAATCATGTATAAGAAGTCATATGACGAAAGCGAGGTATCCATTAGAAGATATCCAAAATATATTATCGTTTATATTGCAGATATAGATTACACTCTACCTGATTATCCCCATACAGGATTGTTTTACTGGATAGTATCGTGGAATGACTGGGAGAAAAGTTCAACACCTAAAAGGAATCAGGCTTATACACCAGCAGAAGCAATAAAAATCATAAAGCAAGCTATGCAAGAGCTTGGAATATCAAAGAACACAATACAAGAGACACTGTTTTTTTGAAAGGAGAAGAAATGAAAAAAGTAATCAATCAAGTAATTACAGAACATTACGCATTATACAACGGAGATTCCTGCGAAGTAATGCAGGGTTTACCGGATGAATCAATGGGCTATTCAATTTTTAGTCCACCTTTCGAGGATTTATACACTTACAGTGACAGCCCGAGAGATTTAGGCAACTGCCGCAGTACAGAAGAGTTTTATAAACAGTTTGGCTATATCGTAGCTGAACTATTCCGGATAACCAAACCAGGGAGATTAGTCAGCATCCACTGCATGGACCTTCCTACAACAAAGGCAAGCGATGGATTTATTGGTTTACGAGATTTTCCGGGCATATTGAGAGAGTTATTCCAGGATTATGGATTTTACTACCATAGCAAAATCACAATCTGGAAAGATCCGGTGGTAGCTATGCAACGCACGAAAGCAATAGGGTTATTACACAAGCAGTTAAAAAAAGATAGCGCTATGAGCCGTCAGGGCATTGCCGATTACATCGTTACGATGAGGAAACCGGGAGAAAACAAAGAACCGATAACGCACACGAATGAATCATTTCCGGTAAGCAAATGGCAGGAATATGCATCGCCGGTATGGATGAACATCCGACAGAGCAACACTCTCAATCGTACATCAGCGAGGGAAGAACGAGACGAAAAGCACATATGCCCTTTGCAGTTAGACGTTATAGAACGATGTATTGAGCTGTGGACAAACCAAGGAGATACAGTATTTACTCCATTCTTGGGTATCGGATCAGAAGCATATCAATCTATAAAGATGCACCGTAAGGCTGTAGGGATAGAATTAAAAGAATCTTATTTTGAACAGGCAGTGAAAAATTGTGAACGTGCTGCAAACGCAGAAGAACAGCTGGAGTTTTTATTTGAAGGTGATGAAGAATGACATACGAAGAATTTTTAAAGACTAAGGAATACACAATAGAACCATCTGGATTCACTGTAGAAAACCTCAATGAAAACCTATTTGACTATCAGCAAGCAATAACAAAATGGGCACTTAGAATTGGAAAAGCTGCATTATTTGAGGATACCGGGCTAGGCAAGACCATCCAGCAATTATCATGGGCGGATGCGGTCGCAAAACATACAGGAGGTACTGTGTTGATTCTTGCTCCCTTGGCGGTGTCAAAACAGACTGCACAGGAAGCTTCAAAGTTTGGTATCACTTGTAATCTGGCAGAAGGTCAGGAAGACATAAAACCAGGCATAAACATCACAAATTACGAAAAGATACACAAATTTGATACGGATAGTTTTTCCGGCGTTGTCCTAGATGAAAGTTCGATTTTGAAATCATACGCAGGGAAAACAACAAAAGACCTGCAGGAACGTTTTGCTTACACACCATACAAATTATGCTGCACAGCAACACCAAGCCCTAACGATTATACAGAGATTGGAACTACAGCGGAGTTTCTCGGTGTCATGCCACGTAGCGAAATGTTAGCGACATTCTTCATCAACGATTCAATCAAGAAAAAAGGAAAGAATGATCGTATCGGGTGGCGCCTGAAACGTCATGCGGAAAAAGAGTTCTTCCGCTGGATGGCAACATGGAGCATGATGATAAAATCACCGGCAGACCTTGGATATGATGGAGAAAAATTTGTATTGCCGAAACTGCATGTAAAAGCAAACATATTAAAAAGTGAGCCAGATGCAGAGAGCTTATTTGTGGAGTATGCAGAAACGCTGCAAGAGAGGAGAGAAGCACGAAAGCAAAGTCTTGATGAAAGAGTGGAAATGGCAAAGAATATCGCTCGGACAAAAGAGAATTGCTTGATATGGTGTGATTATAACAATGAGAGTACCGCATTGCATAAGGCTATACGTGAATCCGTGGAGGTAAAAGGACCTGATACGCCAGAACACAAAGAAAAAGCTATGATGGGATTTGCATCCGGAGATGTGAAGTATCTCGTAACGAAACCTTCCATCTGTGGATTTGGAATGAACTGGCAGAACTGCCATGACATGATATTCTGTGGATTGTCTGACAGCTACGAACAGTTTTATCAAGCAATACGCAGGTGCTATCGTTTTGGCCAAAAGCATGAAGTAAATGTGCATGTCATTATCTCAGAAAAAGAAATGAATGTGCTGAACAACATCAAGCGAAAACAAGCGGACCATGAACGTATGAGTACTGAAATGGTAAAGGTCATGAGTGAAAGTGCAAAAGTGGAATTGTTTGGTCAGCAACGTAAGAATACTGACTATATCCCGGAAATCGCTATGGAGGTGCCATCATGGTTTCCGTTTTAGAAAAACGAGAAAAATCTATAATCGCAGGTCATGCATTGGTCAAAGTGGAAGAAATATTGAAACAGTGTGGGCTGGAGAATGTGCTTGTGAACGTTGAATTGAACGGAGACAGGAAGGATTATGTTGTTTTAGACGAATTGAAAAAAGCAATCAGACTGCTTCACGAAGGAGATTGAAGGAAAGAACAGTTCATATGATTTTAACTATTTGAAAGTAAAGGAGGCGAAGTGGATGCTGATCAGAGTAATAAAAGAGCTGTGTGACCTGCCAGAGTATAAGTGACCGGTACGCGGAAGAGTATACAAAACGGTGGGTCAAATAACAGGAAGATATAATGCGCAGGAAAACAAACGGGAGTTCATCATTGTAAATGGATGTAGAGTATCCGTACATAGAGAAGAATATGAACCAGTACGAAACATAAGAAGGAGGAATGAGAAATGAACCACTTACAAACGATCGAATATGCAGATAACAGAGTATTGACGACGCAGCAGCTGGCAGAGGTCTATGAAACATCTGTCGATAACATAAAAATGAATTTCAAGCGGAACAAAGACCGATTCACAGAAGGGAAGCATTACTATATGCTGAAAGGTGATGAATTAAGGGATTTTAAGAACAAGGTAACTGGAAGTTACTCTGTGCCGAGAAATGTAAATGCATTGATTTTATGGACCGAAAAGGGCGCAGACCGTCACTGCAAGATACTGGACACCGATAAAGCATGGGAACAGTTCGACAATCTGGAAGAGACATATTTCAGAGTGAAGGAGCGAGCTATGATACCGGTTGAAGGACTGTCAACGGAAATGCAGGCCCTATTGATGCATGACAGGAAGCTCACAGAACAGGACAAGCGGATCACGGCATTGGAGAACAATGAAAAGATATCATCCGGACAGAAGCGTGATATCAGAAGAGCTGTCAATGCTGCCGTTATCAGTGCCTGCGGTGGAGAGGAAACAACCGTATATAGAAAACATAGCCAAAAGATATATAAGGCAATCTACGGATTCCTGTATACATACTTTGATATTTCTGAATATGCGGATATTCCGAGAACGAGATTCACGGATGCTACAGAACGGATAAAAGAATGGTATCCGAGCTGTGAATTGAAACTCTTCATCGAGAAAGTGAATGGATATGGTCAACAGGAGATAGATTGGAGTGAAATGGATGCTTAAAATGAAACCATGTCCATTCTGTGATGGTAAGGTCAAGGTCATAAAGTCTCCTATCGGAGTAATTTTCTTTAAATGTGCAGAGTGTGGATGTATCGTATCCTTCGATACAATGAAATGCAACAAACATCCGGAAAAAGCAATCGAAGCATTCAACAGGAGGGGAGTAAGTCATGACGAAAGAAGGAATGCGGCGCTCAATTGACGGATTTATAACAAAGGAACGGGAAGCTGAGAAAAGCAAGAACACAGTGCGTCACTATGCGCATGTGCTTGATTTGCTGTATGATTTCCTGCCAGAAGGCGAGTTGAATAAGACAGGTATCATCGAATTTAAGGAGCACCTCCTGGAATCTGGATTCGAACCATCCACCGTACAGAATTACATTACCATCGTGAACAAGTGGCTGAAATACGCCAAGATGAAGCGATTCACGGTCACGAATATAAAGGTCCAGGGCAAGGCGTCGCTGGAAGAGGAGGAGCTGCTCACACCGGAAGACTTCATGCGACTTCTGCGGCAGGCGAAACGTACGGGGAGAAAGCAATATTGCATGATCATGGAGATCATGGGCTACACAGGCATACGGCTGTCAGAGCTGCAGTATTTCACGGTAGAAAATATCCGGAAGCCGAAGCTGCTCGTACACAACAAAGGAAAGATACGCACCATCATCATGCCAACATCATTGAAAAAGAAGATAAAGAAATACATCGAAGAACAAGGCATCGAATCGGGATACATCTTCCCAGGGAAGAAAGAGGGAACTATGCTGCATCCAACGACGGTGTATAAAAATATCCGTAAGATCGCAGCTGCAGCAAAGATAAAAAAGACCAAAGCGCATCCGCATGCCTTCCGGCATCTGTTCGCCGTGCGTTATATCGGAGAAGGCGGACAGCCAAGCGACCTCGCGGACATCCTGGGACACAGCCAGTTGGAGACGACGGCTATATACACTAGAACGACAGATAAGATGAAAAAGATACAGGTAGAGAAGATCAACTACCGGAATAGGAGGAAATGAACACATGAAAAAACTGGCACTGATCAAGACCGATAGCGAAGAACAAACGATGGAGCTGGTGATCGTCAGCGGAGAGGAATTGAACGCAATAGAGTATATGACATTGGGATATGCATGCATCGAGGAAGCAAGCAAGAAGATCGGGAAAGACACAGAAGATATCATCGCGCTGATCCTGAACAGCCAAAAGGAAGAAGCTCGTGGAAAGGGGGTAAACATAATGCCGTATCGTAAGATATTCGATTTTACGGGAAACCGGATAGACAAAGAAGTCCAGAAAGGTCTGAAAAAAACTCCAAAAGTATGAAGGTGGTGAAAAGTGAAGAAAAGCCTTTGTTTATAGGCTTATTTGAAGGAAAATCCAATCTTTATAATATGGGGTTATATTGATTGAAATACAGGGTAAAGGAGAGCGGAAAGATGCTGAAAAAGCTTAGATCATGGATAACACAGAAAGGGAACAGGCTATGAATGAATATCAAGAGTTATATGAAGGTATCGAACTGATGTGCCTATGCACAGATACATATGAAGATGCGGAAGAATATCTGAAACCATTAAGAGAGTTAATTGAACATTACATAGTGTTGGAAGATGCATTCACAAGAGCATGCGAACATATCAAATATGAGAATGCAGAAGGAAAGATGGACGATACATCTGCATGTCCAAAATCCATATATGCCTTCACACCAAACCGCTGCAGGAAAGATAAATGCAGGATGTCAAACGTAGAATGCTGGAAAGAGTGGTTCCTGCACTTGGCAAAGCAGAAAAATCGGAACTGAAAAAGTTTGCACATATTTTTTGATAAAGGATACTGCAAAATGAGCGTAAAGCCTTTATATATCAGCTATTACGTATGCCATAAGACATCCGAAAATACGTTACAGTTTTATGGTGTATGTAACATATTTTAAGAAGGAGGAGACAAGGAAAAATGACACTGGAAAAAGCACTGGAAATATCACAAAACATCATCGTTGAGAAAACAACCTATCTCAATACACTGGAATACGAAGCCAAGCGGATGAAGGAAACGGATCTGCATGCTGCATCGATTGAAGCAGAATTGAAAAAGACCAGAGAAGAGATTGCGGCAATGGAGATTGTCAATGGAAGGCTGCAGGTATACAGGAATGTTGCACAACAGGAGGGAGTAAGACGATGAATTATGATGAATTTAGAGATTCTCATGATATGGAATTTCATGGGAAGCTATATAAGATAATGTTGAATCTATGCCAATATAGAGATAAGGAAACGAAAGTCAGCTGTATCAGAGCGGAGGTATACGATGAGGAGAGCGAGGGGCTGAGAACGATTTGCGCACCATGCACGGAATTTAAATTTCCGGAAAAGAAAGCTGCATGCAAAACATGCGTCTATTACGCAAAAGGCTATTGCCATAAATATGAAACTGCCAGAAAAAAAGATGATGAAGCATGCGAATATTATGTTGAATGTGATGAATGATGTCATAACACCGGAGGATGCTGTGGAGGAAGTACGCAGAATGTCAGATACGGCAGTGTATGTGCAAACGCCATTTGATGATATGGTAGTGGTCACATGGGAATCTGGACACGTAGATTCCTACGACGGGTTACAACTGGCCAGAGAGTGGGCGCAGACACCGGACAAGGATGCTTTCCGACAACAATATGGCTTTGACTGGAAGCCATCAGAAACGCTGATCAGAAAGGTGGAGGAAGAGCGTGAGCGAAGACAGGAAGAGAGATAACCGTTTCCGGACAGTGGAGAAATTATTGTATATCCATCATGACTGTGAGAAGACAAGATATCCACAACTGGACAAAGCAATCGACAGGATACGTGATGATAAATACTATCCTATAATAGAGATGCGATACTTCCGGAAGATGAAGATGGATGAGATCATAGAGAAGCTGCCGTATTCAAGAAAGACAGTATATGACAAGCGCAATAAGCTTATTGATCGGATAATAGATGTCATGTATGCGGATGATATCATGAAAGAGATTATGGAAACAAAAAAAGATGCATAAAGTTTTGCATCTTTTTTTACGGAAACATACAGAAGATATATCAAAGCAGTGACAGAAGCTATACGAAAAGGAAACAAAAAGTATACAAAACAGGTGACAGGATGGTGGATTGTCAAGAAGCGTTCTACTTTCTATAATTGCACCTATAAAGGAGTGGTAGGATGTTCGATTATTACCACAGGAAGTGGAAGAAGAAGCAGAAGCATATCCTGCGTCTGGATAAGTATAAAGATAGGGTGGCTGCGATGTATGGCCGTACAGAAGAAGCAACGACCGTACACCATATCTATCCGGCAGAAGAATATCCGGAATATGCATGGTGTGACTGGAACCTGATCAGTGTGAGCCAGGGAAGCCATAACAAGCTGGAGAACAGAAAGACAGGAGAGCTGACAGTGCTGGGAAGACAGCTGATGGATATAACGATACCCGGAAGGGATTGGAGGAACAAGGCATGAAGTATGAGACAAGGAAAGAACATGAAGACATACCGAAAGCAATTCTTGAAGCAAAAGAAACGATTATCTGCATGAAAGATGAATCTGAAAAGAACATTGCTGCTACACGAAATGAATCCCCCCCCAGCTGTGGAATCTGAGAATCATAATTTTTCTACTGGGTAGGGTAACTCTTTCCAACTCCGTTGTTTTTTAGAAAAAGGGGGGGTGAGCACATGCTGACCGATAAAAAGATCACCATCCGGACCAATAAAATAAGAAATGAAACCATCGAAAAAATGCGAAGTTTAGGCGTTTATCGGGAAGAATTCGCCATCCCGATACAGCGGTATGCAGACATGCGCATGCAATATGATATCTTATGCAAAACATGGCGGGAAACAGGCTGTAAAGTGACCGAAAAGTACACCAACAAAGCAGGTGCTACCAACGTGCGGAAAGCGCCGCTGTACCTGTCTATGGAAAATCTGCGTCGGGAACTCATCGAGATGGAGAACCTTTTCGGACTGACACCAAAAGGATTGAAGGCCATAAAATCGAAAGGACTTGAACAGGGCAAGAAGAGCGCCCTGGGCGAGGCATTGGAAAAGCTTGAACACAAATCTTAAGGAAGTCATGGACTACGTGAATGGGATCTGTGATGGATCTATCGTGGCGAACGAATATCGTATAAAGGCTTGCCGACGCTTCCTTGATGATCTGCAAGATGAACGATGGGACTTTAAAACGAGTGACGCTGAATTCGTGATCGGTATCATCGAGCTGACGATATGTCATCAACAGGGAGAATCGCTGGATGGTACTGCGCTGAGAGGGACGCCGTTCCTCCTGATGCCATTTCACAAATTCATCATTTACAACCTGGTCGGATTCAAATTGGCGAATACGAGTATCAACAGGTTTACCGAGTGCCTGATCTTCATCCCGCGAAAGAATGTCAAGACGACATTCGCCGGCGCACTGGCATATGCGCTCGGATTGCTGTGGAGAGATTCCGGGTCAAAGATCTATATCGTTGCGGCCGCGATGAAGCAGACGATGGAGACATTCAAATTTATCGAATACAACATCCGCAGGATGGAAGAAGATGATAATGATCATGAAGGGGCATTCCACATCATTGACAACAACAATGAACACTCGATCGATGCAACGATCGGAAACGGATTATTTCATCTGGATGCGTTGGCCGCAAATCCGGATGCACAGGATTCCTTCAACTGCAATCTGGCCATCGCAGATGAGATCCATGCATTCAAAAAACCGAAACAGTATAACCTGTTCAAGGAAGCGATGAAGGCATACACAAATAAACTCATGATCGGTATATCGACAGCCGGAGACGATCCGAACAGCTTTCTCGCACAAAAGGTAACCTACTGTAAAAAGATATTAGACAAAGAAGTCGAAAACGACCGCTACTTCATTTTCATTTGTGAAGCTGATTACTCCACGGATGAAAATGGTGCGAAGTTTTTGGATTTTACGAATCCGCGGATCCAGGAAATGGCAAATCCCGCATATGGGCGATCGATCCGACCGGATGAGCTGATGGAAGGAGCGATGGAGGCACTCAACGATCCGCAGCAGCGCAAAGACTATTTCGCGAAGTCGCTGAATGTCTTCACGGATGCAATCGACACATATTTCGACATGATGCAGGTGACTTCATCCGATGAAAAATACAACTGGACATTAGAGGAGCTGGCAAAGCTTCCGATCAAATGGTATGGCGGCGCCGATCTGTCGAAGATGCATGACCTTACAGGGGCAACGATATACGGGACCTACAAGGATGTAGACATCACGATATCGCATGCATTCATACCACGGGCGATCGCTCATAAAAAAGCAGATGAAGATAACATACCGGTATTCTGGTGGGAAGAAATGGGATGGCTCACGATGTGCAATAGTAATGTGATCGAATATGAAGATATTGTGAAGTGGTTCGTCAGCATGAAAAAAATGGGCTTCAAACTGAAATGGACAGGATATGATCGCAGATATGCTCGCGAATATGTAATGAAGATGAGAAAAGCGGGTTTCAAAATGAAAGATCAGCTACAGCGATATGTGGAAAAAACAGAAGCCTTCCGTGAAATTGAACGAAAGGTGATCAAACAACAATTCTACTATCTACACAACAAAGCATTTGAATATTGTATCAGCAACGTAAAAGCGATTGAAGATACTGATGAATTCGTACGCTTTCAAAAAGTTATGCCAACACAACGTATCGACTTGTTCGATGCGACCGTCATTGCATGTAAACAGAAGCTGATCGCGAACGAAAAGTCAGCGAATGCAGCGGCATTCTTGGAATAGGAGGGAAACGATGAGCAAGAAGAAATATAAGGGAAAGGTGAGAGCGGACCCGGTGCAGGAAAAAAGTGATAATGCTTCGCTGACATACTTATGCGATGTTGGTGCTTTTGATATGCTGTGCAGCTCCGGATATACATCACTGGCGAAAAATCCGGAGATCATATCGGCAGTCAATAAGATCGCGAATCTGATCGGAAGCATGTCTATCCATCTGATGCAGAATACTACAGATAAAGGTGATATACGTATCCGGAACGGATTATCGCGCAAGATCGACATCGAACCGAATCGCTACATGACGCGTTCGACATTCATCCAGACGATCGTGCGTGCGCTTTTGCTGGAGGGTGACGGTAATGCTGTAGTACTCCCAAAGACGAAGGACGGGCTGCTGGATGATCTATTGCCGATACCGCCAAGTCAGACCACGTTTTTGCAGGATGGATATGGATACAAGATCGTGATCTATGGACAGACCTATGAGCCATGGGATCTCATCCATATCGCTATGAATCCGAATCCGGAAGTGCCATGGAAAGGCGAGGGGTATCGTAAGAGCTTGAAGCAGGTCGCAGAGACACTCCTGCAGGCGAGTATCACGAAGAAAGGATTCATGGAATCGAAATGGAAGCCTTCTATCATCGTGAAGGTGGATGCGGATACAGAGGAGCTGAGTAGTAAAAAAGGGCGTTCTCAGCTGCTGGAAAAATATGTGACCAGCACCGAAGCCGGGGAGCCGTGGCTGCTTCCCGCAGATTCGTTTGAAGTAGAAACTGTTAAACCATTGAGTCTAAAAGACCTGGCGATACAGGAAAATGTGGAGCTGGATAAAAAGACAGTCGCAGCCATTCTGGATGTACCGCCGTTCGTGCTGGGAATCGGAGAATTTAAAGCGGATGCCTGGAACAATTTTATCAATACAAGGATAAAAACGATCTGTCAATGTATCGAACAGGCTTTCACAAAAGCTGTCCTGATCGACCCGACACTATATTTCAGATTCAATGCGCGTTCCCTGCATTCGTATGACCTTGACACCTTGGCCAACGTTGGTGCAAATCTCTATACCAGAGGGATCATGGAAGGAAATGAGGTACGTGATTGGATCGATATGCCACATAAGGATGGCCTGGATGAACTGGTGATTTTGGAAAACTATATCCCGGCCGGAATGATCGGTGACCAGAAGAAGCTGAAAAAGAAAGAAGGTGAAAAGGATGAATAGAGAGACGCGGCAGCTGCGAAGTGCACGGGCAAGGTTTGAAACACGCGAGCAGGACAATGACCTATATATCAGTGGCTATTTCGCGGTATTTGGCAGTACCTACGAAATATGGGAAGGGATGTCAGAAAGTATCGACTCTCATGCATTCGATGATCAGTTGAATGAAGATATCCGTGCTTTGATCGACCATGAGACGCGTCTGGTCATCGGACGCACGAAAGCAGGGACGCTGCAGCTGCGGGTCGATGATACCGGTCTATGGGGTGATGTAAAGATCAATCGCAACGATGTCGATGCGATGAATGTATACGAACGTGTGAAACGCGGTGATGTCGATCAGTGTTCTATCGGATTTGAAATCATTGACGAAGATGTATCAAGTATTGACAATAAGACGCATTGGACGATCAAAGAAGTGAAGCTATATGAAGTGTCGATCGTTACATTCCCGGCATATGAAGAAACCTGCGTAAGTGCAAGGAAGCGGCAGCTGGAAGATATGACAAAACGCAGCTTCGAAGCTTGGAAAATGAATACGATGAAAAAATTGAAAGGAGAATCGTGATGGCATTAAAAGTATTGTTGATGAGAAATAAGGCAGCAACGAAGAAAAAGCTGCTGGAAGAATTGAGAAGTAAGGATGAAGGTTTCCGGACACGGGAACAGGAGCTGGAAGCATCCATCGAGGAGATGGATGAAAGCACACCGGAAGCAGACCGTAAGGTCGTAGAGGACGCTGTGGAAGACCTGACAAAAGAAAAGGATGCTCATGAAGCCGAAAAGAAAAAACTGGAGGATGAGATCGAAGAGCTGGAAAACAAGATCAAGGAGCAGGAAAGTACACCGCCGGAGCCGCAGGCAGGCGATGATCAGGGAGCAAGTCAGAACAGCAGAAGCAAGAGAGGAAAGGATAGAGATATGGAAACAAGAACAGAATTTTTCGGACGTACCATGCAGGAAAGAAGTGCGATCTTCGCAAATGAGGAGGTAAAGGACTTCATGCAGCAGGTACGCTCCTGCATCAAAGAAAAAAGAGCGATTGGTAATGCAGGATTGATCATTCCACAAAACTTCCTGCCGATGATCAAAGAGGTGACCGAAGCAAATTCCAAGCTGCTGAAGTATACTAACAAGAGCGATATCACCGGTACGGCACGCATCACAATCATGGGAAGCGTTCCGGAAGCGGTATGGACCGAGCAGTGCGGAAAGCTGAATGAGCTGGAGTTAGGCTTCAACGATGTGGAAATGGATGGATTCAAGGTGGCCGGCTTCTTCAAGGTCTGCAATGCGTTGTTGGAAGACAATGATGTGAACCTGGCACAGGAGCTGATCAATGCATTAGGTATCGCGATCGCAAAGGCTAAGGATAAGGCTATCGTATATGGAACAGGCGTCAAGATGCCAATGGGAATCGTCACCCGTCTGGCGCAGACCGTAAAACCAAGCGACCACAACGACACAGAGCGGGAATGGAAAGATCTTCACGAATCCAATATCAAAACGATTACCGGAAAGACAGGAAAAGAGTTGTTCAAGGAGATCGTGCGCTGCCTGAAGATGATCTTTACCGATTATGATTCCGGTAATCTGGTATGGATGATGAATCGACAGACAAAGCTCGATCTTGTCGTGGAAGCGATGGATACGAATATGAATGCAACGATCGTCAGCGGTATGAACGATACGATGCCGGTCGTTGGCGGAAAGGTAGAAGAACTTAAGTTCATGGCCGATGGAGATATTGCATTCGGCTATATGACGAATTACAAGGCTGTACAGCGCAAAGGTCTGCAGCTGGGACAGTCTGAACATGTACGTTTCCTGGAGGATCAAACCGTATTCAAAGGTACAGAGCGATTTGATGGAAAGCCGGTCATCGCGGAAGCATTCGGATTGATCAACATCAACGGAAAGACACCGACGACATCTATCGTGTTCGCACCGGATAAAGCGAATGAAGAGGATGTGCAGCTGGCAAGCTTGAAGATCGGCAGCAATAAACTGTTCCCTGTATTCAGTGCAGGAACCTATGAATACATGGTAAATACCTCAAATGCCAGCAGTAAGATCGAAGCGGTTGCGAAACGTGCAGGAGCTGCCATCACGATCAAGAATAAAGAAACACCTGTGAACAATGGTGAATCCGCATCCTTCACGGATGGAGAAAACACGCTGAGCATCACCGTCAGCTTCGCAGGTGTGGAAAAAGAGTATATCGTAACAGTGAACAAGAGCGCAGCAGCATAAAGGCGGTAAAAGCAGATGGATGAAGAATTGCTGCTCACGGTCTTGAAGCAGGACCTGAAGACGCCACCATCTGAGGAACCATATCTGCGCACCTTGTTGAAAAATGCGGAAGCGCTCATGAAGCGGATGGGGATACAGGACGACGGATCGATGGACTATCAATATACCATCGAACATTATGCGGCGTTCCTGTACCGCAAGCGCGCATCGTCAGAAATGATCATGCCGCGCTTCCTACGCTATGAGCTGAACAATCTGCTGTTTTCTCAGAAAGCGAGGGAATGAAGATGGCCTATACATATGATGATGGAATCGTAGATATCTGTGAAAGAGTGAATGTGGCAGAGCCCGGGAATAAGCCGGAGTACGACTATCGTCCAAGATTATCACTGTATTTCGGATATGAAAAGGTCGGCATCGTGCGCAATTATACCGCAAAGCAGGCAGGCGATACGCTGGATGAAGTGATCCACGTATACCGGGAACGTTCGATTTCCGCCGGTAGGGATATTGCAAGCATAGACGGCAGGCAGTATACGATATTGCAGGTGCAGCATGGCACAGATGATGAAGGGATACCGATCACAGTGTTGTCCTTGGAGCGAAGAGGTGAGCCATATGGAACTACTGAAACGAGTACGTGATGCCCTGCTCACGATAACGGAAGACCCTTATCATTCCGAAGCGGAAAACAAGGGAAACCGTTATATCGTGTGGCAGGAAGACAGTGAAGGAGAGTCGCTGTATGTTGACGACAGACATGAAATAACGGTCATCAGCGGGACAGTCGATCTGTTCACAAAGCAGGAATATGATCCGTGGATGAAAGAGATCCCAAAAGCGTTAGAGGACGCGGATATCGCCTGTCATATGGAATCCATACAATACGAAGAGGAAACAGGATACACGCATTATGAATGGCGCTTCGAGGTGTCGTGATGGCAAAGATACAGAACAAAGGTCTGAATGACTATATCAAGGCCATGCAGAGGCTAAAAAAAGGATCGGAAGACATCGTCCGAAAAGGGATATATGATGGTGCCGGTATACTGGCGGACGGATTGAAGCAGGAAACTAAAAAACTGCCTACAGACAATGCATATGGAACAAGTGATGATCCATTGAAAGGGATATCGAACCGCCAGAAAGCGGATCTCATTGACAGTATGGGGATAGCGCCGATCAGAGATGATGGTGATTATGTACACGCTAAGATCGGATGGGACGGATACGGACGTACGAAGACGAAGAAATATCCGGAGGGTGTCCCAAATCAACTCATCGTTCGATCAATCAATAGTGGATCTTCTTTCCGAAAGAAAAATCCATTTGTAAACAGAGCGGTAACGAAGAATAAAAAAACAGCAGTAAAAGCGATGGCGGATACCATCGAAAACGAAATAAAAAAGGAGATGAAATGATATGGCAATCAAAGGATTGAGCATGCTGATCGTCGGCATGTATGACTATTCGGGGACGGGAAACAAACCGACATACAGTGAACCGGCAACAGTCGCGAAGATGGTGGAATACTCACTTACGATCAATCAGAGCGAAGATAATCCGCTATATGCAGATGACATGGATGCAGAACACGATAAGGGTACATTTCAAAATGGCGAATTGTCACTGACAACAGATGATCTGACACAAGAGGCATCGAAAAAGGTGCTGGGTATCCGAACGGAAGAATTCACATATAACACAGATAAAAATGCGACAGAAGGCATTTATGACGATAAACGTGTAGCTCCGTATTTGGGTATCGGCGTGATCGAAGCACATCAAAACAATGATGTCACAAAATACAGAGCAGTGTTCCTGCCGAAGGTATTCTTCAACGTGCCGGAACAAGCGGCAACGACGAAAGGGGAATCTATTGAATGGCAGACACCGACGATCACCGGAACAGTCATGCGCAGTGATCTGGTAGATGAAAAATACGAACATCCTTGGATGATGGACGCATGGTTCCAGACAAGAGCGGAAGCTGCTCTGTACTTGGAATACAAATGCGGAAAAACAGATGCATAAAGGAGGCAGATGGACATGAGAATATCATTACTCAGTATCGAGGGGAAGACATATCCCCTCGTATTCTCCTTGAATGCAGCAGAACAGATCGAGGATGAATATATTCCGGTCACAAAAATGGTGGACTGCTTATTGGAACCTGAAAAATTTAAAAAAAATAGCATAAGTCTTGTAAAGGATATCGTGTATATCATGATGTGCGAAGGTATCCGGTACTGCGCTAGAAAGGAGATCAGGCAGCAGGATGGAAAGGAACTGATACTGGATATCCCGGATAAAGAATCCTTATATGAAAATATCGGATATGAAGATTCCGGAATATTGACGGAGGCAATGTACAGTACGCTCGTCAAATCGAAAAAAAAAGAATCAACAACAAAGTAAAAAAAGGTGAAAAAGGAACTGACGATCACTATCTTTGTTTATCTGTATGGGCTCGCATGATCGGCATGCAGGAGTGTGAATTTGCACACATGCCGATCGGTGAGCTGAGTGATATCGTAGAAATGTATCAGCGTATCAAGGGATATGCGGAAGCTGATAGTGAAATAAACGGGGATTTCATCCCGTCATTGAAATAGTGAGGTGAAGAGATATGGGATATGATATCGGGCCACGTATAGGAATCACAGGAGAAAGAGAATTCAACAATCAGATCCAAAAAATCAACGGAAGATTGAAACTGCTGGGATCGGAGATGAATCTCCTCACGAAAAAATATGATGGGAATTCGGATTCTCTTGATTTCTTGCAGAACAAGAACGAGATATTGAAAAAACAATTGCAGGAGCAAGATACGAAAGTATCCGTTCTGTCAAAAGCATATAAGGAACAGAGTGAGAAACTGGGAAATCTAAAAAAAGAGTTGGAGAATGCCACGAAGGCGTATGGTGAAAATTCTGCAGAAGCATTAAAAGCAGAGAATGCGCTTCGTAAGCAAGAAGATGTGATGGCGAAGTTGGGGACCTCCATCAACGAAACGAAGGGATATTGTGAGGCTTTAAAGAATCAAATTGCCGATAATTCGAAAAAGATGGATGAATTATCAGCAGCTGAAAAAAATGCATCGAGTAAGCTAGGCGAATTGACGCAAGATATCACTCGGCAGCAAAAGGAGCTGGCTGAGCTGCAGAGAGCCTATCAGGAAGCGGCCATCTCAAAAGGAAAAGATGATCGAGAGACGCAGCAGTTGGCCGCACAGATCACAGCACTATCCAAAGATCTGCAAACGAACAAGCAGCGCTTGTCTGCGGTCCAGACAGAATCGAAGCAACTTGCCGGAGCCTTGGATGAAGTAGAAGACAGTGCGAAGGATGCAGGTGATGGTTTTACCATCATGAAAGGCGCGATGGCGGATATCACAGCTGATGGCATCCAGTCGCTTGCCGGAAGCCTAAAGGAACTCGTTACACAAAGTGACGGGGCGAGTGCAAGCTTTCAGGCGGCAACAGGAGCATCTGCGGATGAAATGAAACGGTATAACGAAGAGATGAAAGAACTCTATAATAATGATTATGGAGACTCTTTACAGGATATCGCGGATTCTATGGCACGCGTAAAACAGCAGATGTCCGATCTGGATGATGAAGATCTGAAGAACGTAACAGCAGGTGTGAAGACTTTGGAAGATACGTTCGACATGGACTTCAACGAAACGCTGCGAGGAACTAAACAGCTGATGTATCAATTCGGTCTCTCTGCAGAAGATTCTATGGATCTGATCGCCATGGGAGCACAAAATGGGCTGAACTATACGGATGAACTCGGAGATAACATATCGGAATATGCCGGTAAGTTTGCTCAGGCTGGTTATGGCGCGGATGATTATTTTCAGTTGCTGAAGAATGGTTCACAAAACGGTGCTTACAATCTGGATAAGATCAATGATGCGATAAACGAGGTAACGACACGACTTGCGGATGGGACGATAGAGGATTCTTTGGATATGTTTTCTTCGGAAACGGGAAAAGTTTTCAAGGCATGGAAAGACGGACGTGCTACACAGAAAGATGTTATCGACGCTATCGTAAAAGATATAGGAAAAACGACGAATCAACAGAAAAAGCTCACAAAAGCAGCAACTGCATTCGGTACGATGGGAGAGGACGCGAATGCAAAATTCGTGGAATCATTGACCAGTGTCGGAGATGAATTTTCGGACGTCAGTGGGAAGATGAAGGAGATACAGGATATCAAATACGGGACTGTAGAAAGTCAGTTGCGCGGTTTGGGAAGGACATTGCAGACCGATCTCATGGAACCTATGATCCAGGATGCGATGCCGGTATTAAAAGGCGGCGTAGAATGGATGATCGACAATCTGCCATTGGTCGAGGGTGCCCTCGTTACATTGGGCACAGCTGCCACGACTGCATTTGCAGTAAACAAGATTTCGAAATTTAAAGATTCCATCACGAATATAGCAGGTGGTCTGACGAAGCTCGCAACAGCAGACATTCCGGGAGTTTCAAGTGCGCTGGGAGGTCTGGGATCACTCCTTGCGGCTCATCCTTTATTGGCGCTGGCAGGTGTGGCAACAGCTGCAGGAACTGCGATGTTCATCTTTTCGCAAAAAACGGATGCCGCCACAGAAGCGATAAAGAAAAGCAGTGAGGAAACACAGAAGCAGATAGATGCCTGGAAAGAGATGCAAGCTGCGCAGGAGGAAGCAGTTGAGGGGATATATGGAGAATTTGAGTATTATTCGCAGCTGAGGGATGAATTAAATAGTATTACCGATGCGAACGGAAAGGTAAAAAAAGGATATGAAGATCGTGCGGGTGTGATCCTGGGAATATTGAACGATGCATTGGGAACAGAATTGCAGATGAACGGAAACATCATAGCCGGTTACAAGGAGCAGATGGAAAACATCGATGCTCTGATCAATAAGAAAAAAGCACAGGCACTTGTCGATAGCGGGATGGATGAATATACGGAGGCCGTCAAAAAGAATGCACAGGCCACCAGAGATATGATGAAGGCAGAAGAAGAATATGCAGCTAAAAAAGCCGAGTTGCAACCCGAAATAGATGCGTTGTCAGAGAAAATGATATCCAGTGCTGATAAAACGGCGCCAAAACTACGAGAACAGCTTCAGGCGGAACTTGATGTGTATAAAGAGAATTACGAAAAGAAAAAAGAACTTGCGGATGGATACATGCAAACGATCGTAGATCATGAGTATATGATGGAGGAATTGGAAAAAGGGACCGCAGAAAGTCAAAAAAACATCATAGATTATGTAGAGAATACATACAAAGAAAACGGTAAGAGTTTGCAGCTATCCACGCAGGAACAGATCAAAGCGCTCGAGGGTTACATCGAAGAGAATAAGAATAGTGAAAATGAGGTAGTACAAAATAAAGTAAAGTCCTGGAAGGAACAAGTCGAGATAAAAAAGAAACAGCTCAAAGAGGAGTTGGGCGTTGTAACAGATGCCATTCCGGAACATGCAACCTTGTGGGAAACGATGTGTACTGCCGGATTGAATGCTTATAAGAAAAATGAGGATCAATTCCTCAGTGCTGCATTCGAACAAACAGAAAAAGCGAAAAAGGGCATCGATGACGGTACACCGCAGACGGAAGCCGCATGGCAGGCTCTTGCGGATGAAGGATATGCAGTACTGGATGGAAATACATGGAAATACACGGATGCCGGAGAAAATTATGCGCTTGGATTGAAGAACGGAGTAAACAACAGAGCGGGAGAAGTGTTTGGTGCAGTATCGAATATGGGGCTTATGATGATATCGGCTTTGCACGACTCTCTAAAAGAAAATTCTCCATCGAAAGCGGCGTTTGAAGCAGGTGATTTCTTCACGATCGGAACGATAAACGGTGTAGAAAACGAAAAAAAGAAATTGTTTTCCACGATCACTGATATGGGAAAAGGTATGGTGGAACGTTTGCAGGATAATTCTGCAATCATGCAGCGGGCACAAAGTGAGATGTTCGATGTAAACGGCACTTTCTTGTCAAATACAAAGGCAATCTTAGAAAGTGAACAGGTGAATCAGATAAATGTATATCTGGATAGCAGAATGATCGAACAGATGGTAGTTAAACGTGTGAACAGAAACCAGACATTCAAAAGTATAGTGACAGGAGGATGATGTCATGTACCATATGTTTTTAAATGATGAATGCAGCGAAACCTTGCGTCTATACGTCGTGAAGCGTCCGGATGTCCCGTCACCGCAAAAACGATATAACGAAAAAGGACTTCCAGGACGGGACGGTAAGCTGTATGAGGATACAGGATATTATGAAGACATCACGATATCTGTAGAATTGAACTATATGACATCCCCGGATAATTGGAACAATGTATGGCGGATGGCGAAACGCTGGTTGCTTACATCCGTTGGAAAAAGATTATCTTTCAGCGATGACAGATCTGTATACTACAGGATAAAAAAAGTCGAAGTATCTACCAATGCCAGAAATTCGTTGAGAATAGGAAGGTTTACCGTGAGTCTTACATTAGACCCGTACACCTACCTATTATCAGGCATACAACTATATGACCCACAACAGATAAAGGATAATCCATATGAAGAAACGACACCTGTTTATTTTATAAAGGGCGAGGGAGTGTGCACATTGACGGTCAACGGACATGCGATAAAGGCAAACGTAGGACAAAACCTTACCATCGATACATATCGTAGGATAGCGTATCGAAGCGACGGAACATTGCACAATACTGCCATCAGTGGAAATTATGAAGATATGCTGCTGATTGAAGGAGAAAATAAGATATCAATATCCGAACCGGCGAAATTCACACTGACCATACAACCGAACTGGAGGTGTATATGATGATCCAGGTATATAAACCGGGAAATCGCAATTTTGATTATAATGGTGATTATAATCTGAACCCCATAACGTGTGAGCTTAAGATGAAACTGAAAGGAGAATGGGTGGTAACGCTCAGAAATCCATTGGATGAGAATATGGAGGGTATTGTAGAAAATTCCATCCTATGCATGGACACTCCCATCGGCAAGCGGCAGTTATTCATGATCAATGAAGTGGATAAGAATGATGACTTTATCGAAGCCTATGCAATACCTATATTTCTTACGAATGATATATATTTCTTCGACACTCGCGTCGTGAATAAAACTGCACAGGATGCATTGAATATCATGTTTAAAGATACGAAGTACAAAGGATATTCCGATATATCGAAAGCGAATAGTGCTTATTATCAGGAAATGTGTGCAAATGAAGCGATCAGCGGAGACAATGATAATGCATTTTTGAATAGATGGGGAGGCGAACCGATCTATAAGAATTATGAGATCTATCTGAATAAACGTGCCGGAGCTGACAATGGGATGCGTGCTGAATTCGGGTTCAACCTAACGGGCGTTGAAGAAAAAGTCGATATGTCGGAAGTGGTTACCAGAATACGCCCAAAGGCATACAACGGTCATATGCTGCCTAACAATGAAACGGTCGATTCGCCGAATATAGAAAAGTATGAGCCACGAAGATTTCCGCCGGTGGTATTTGAGTATACTGATATCAAGTTGAAAGAGGATGCCCAGGAAGGGGACGAAGAAAACGGCATCACGATATGCGATACAAAAGCGATCCTCTATCAAAAGCTGCGAGAGCGAGCGAAACGTGAGTATACGATCAATAAAGTAGATATGCCGATCATCACATACAACGTTCAGATGGTAGATCTATCCAAAACGGACTTATATAAGGAATATAGTGAATTAGTGAGAGTATCGCTTGGAGATACGGTACATGTATCCCATCGTAGGTTAAAAATCGAAACGACACCTCGTGTCATTGAATTAGTATACGACGGGATAACCAATAGCGTAACATCTCTTACGTTGGGTGATCATAAAGAAGATTATTTTGATAGATTATCGAAAACGCAGCATATCGTAGATACCATATACGATAAAGTGAGCAACACGATCATGGCGCAGCGTATTGCCGGTGTCGTAAATCTCATGATGACATCGCTAAAGGCTCAAAAGGACATAGCTAAAAGGCAGGATGTACGTGCGATCCTATTCGAAGATATCGATAAATCATCTCCTACATATGGAGCGCTTTGTATAGGAACACAAGGCATACAGATCGCTAAAAAACGAAATGAAACGGATACGGACTGGAAATGGGGAACGGCGATAGATTTTGAAGCGATCAATGCGGACTATGTGATCACCGGTATACTGACAGACAGGAATGGAAAATTCTATTTGAATCTGGATACCGGAGAATTACGAATGAAGGATGGAAGCTTTGCAGGAACGATATCAGGTGCTACCATAAATGGTAGCAAGATCATCGGAGGAACGATAGAAATAGGAAATAATTTTTCAGTTGCTAAAGACGGAATCATGAGATGCGCTGATGCAGTCATGAAAAATGTAACGATGGAATCGGGGATATTCAAGGGTAAACTTACAACAGAGTATGATGCTTATATCGGGCACGATCTACATTTGAGTTATGAAGTAGGAAAAATCAGTAAAATAACGCTCGGAGAAAAAGGAGATACAGAGATCACATTGAGTAAAGACCAGATAAGAATCAGTATTTTCAACAACAATACCGACCTGTTATCAAGACCATCGATTTCTATAACCAAGGACGATATATTATTGAATCTTAACGAAGATAATCATATCCGTATAAGCTCTATTTTAGGTGTGACGATGAAGACAAAAGGTAAACTGATCGATATGAATTATGACATCTGACGAAAGGAGGCAGAATGATGATCAAAGTGACACGGAAAGGCTTGACATTGACATTAGATGCGGCAATCATCCCAGCGCAAGGCTCGGCAGATGTGCCGGTACAATATATCAACGATATGGACGCATATAAAGACTATATCATCGTACCGAAAATCGGATGGTATAAAAAAAATGGCGTGTACTCTGTGGCGATTGCGAGATATAGCAATAAAGTATTCAAGATACCTGCGGAAGCATTCGGACAGGATGGAATCATCTTTATCGCGATAGAAATGACAGATCCAAAGGATGCTGCTCATATCGAAGTTACGCAACAAATAACAGCACGCTGTACACCGGCACCGAATGGAACTGTCATACTTCCGAGCAAAGATAAATGGCAGAAGGTAGTTGCAGACTTCGTGAAGCAGTATATGGATTCGGAGTTTGAAACACCGGCATCTGAACTGATCGAGAAGCAAAAAGAACAGATAGCATATATTCAGAATGCTTTGGATACGGGAGCATTCATCGGGCCAAGAGGACCACAAGGGATACAGGGGGGAACAGGCGAAAAAGGAGAAAGAGGGGAACGTGGTGATAGCGGTGTGATAACAGCGGCGAATGGCGTGTTCACATTTGTTGGAGATGCGGCCGGAAATCTGTATTGTTATTATGCGGATTCTGCAGCGCCGCCGACATTTGAAGTAGATGAGAATGGCGATATCTACATGGTTATACCGGGATAAGGAGGGTTAAATATGGCTAAAGCTTTAGTAGGTAATTTTAAAGGTCCTAAAGGTGATACGGGAGCAGCCGGGCCTGCAGGACCACAAGGACCACAAGGACCACAGGGGAAAACAGGCCCGACTTCTGTAAATGATGCGACAGGAAAACCACTATTATCAGTACCTATGACTGCACCTGAAAATGAAATCATAGATGGTGATTTTCAATGTAATCAGCTAGGGAAAAGCGTTTATGGGGATAATGGTTATTGTCTTGATATGTGGTACTTTTATTCTTATGGAGATGGTACGAAGAAGAGTGTAACAAAGCTGACAGATGGCATAAGGATAAATAATACTGACTATGGATGGGTATCAATAAACCAAGCGATACCAGATCATTACCGCGGCAAGAAAGTGACGATCGGTGTAATGGTTGAAAATATAGCATCTAATGCAGCTGTATCACAGTCTTATCCGGCAAATGTGAGAATCTGTGAAGCAAATACAATAGGTGGAATGTATAACGAGCAGAGCTATGGAGTGACACGGATAGAAAGCGCGGGATTGCATACCGTTACGATCGATATCCCATCTGAAAAAACATACGATATCTTAAAATTCATGTTAACTGTCTATGGCAGAATAGATGTGAAATATTGCTTTATGTATACAGGATCGATCGCCTATGCACACGCGAAAGAGGATTACACCTTAGCGATGTTAAGAAGTATGGCATATTTTGAATATTTCGGAGACAATCAGACGTGCGTATTATATGACAATACAGCAACATGCGCCAGACCTTTAGTTAATATGAGAGTACGTAAAATGTCTAAACCGACAGTAACGATAGAGGGATTTTACGACATAAGTGATACCCAAATTAAATTTCCTGTTACTTTATCTTCCGTTACGGTCGATGTAAATAGGATCTTATATTTTATAGCAAATAAAGCCATCGGAAAGACCATGTGTTTTGTGAAAGACATACGTATCGATTGCCGACCTGTTTAGGAGGGATAACATGCAAGAAGGAATCTATAAGGTATATGCCCATATAAATGAAAAACAGCTTGTAGATGGAATAGAATCGACTGCATTCTTTCCGGAAGCTGATTTGGAATCACGAGGATATATACATATTGATGATGGTTATGATAATGCGGTATACGGCCATGCACAGGCAAATTATTTAGAAATGAAATATAGTCAGCCTATGTATGATGATGTGCTGCAAAATAACTATATCTATGAAAACGAGAAGATCAGAAGATTGACAGAAGAGGAAAAACAAGAGCTTTTCCCGCCTATCGAGCCGGAATTGTCCGAGCAGGAAAGATTCAATGCTGCTGTCCTGCTTGAATTAGCAAAGCTGAAGGCAGGTGATGCAGTATGATGTATCGTTGGATCAAAGAGTATTATGATGCCGGAATCTATAAAGACAGTGATCTGGAAATATTTATAGCTGGTGGGATGATAACGAAGAAACAGGCTGATGAAATAAAAGCCGGATAGGGGGTGATCCAAGTATCTCGCATGGGCGTGCGTTAAACGCCTTACATATTGCCAAGAATGGCGGAAAGAGATGAGGTATATGAAACATATGGCACAAACAATCACAGACAACTACAACGCATTTGTGGGCACTGTTATAGCAGTTATCAGCGTGATATTCGGAGAACACTGGTATCTGTTTGCTTTGTTCCTTGCACTTAATATTGCAGATTGGGTAACAGGTTGGATGAAGTCAAGAATCATGAAAAAAGAAAATTCAGTAAAGGGTTGGCAAGGAGTACTTAAAAAGATTGGATACTGGATCATGATCACGTTTGCATTTATGGTTGCAGCGGGCTTGATCGAAATCGGTGAGATTATTGGTGTAGACCTACAGATTACAACGCTGCTTGGATGGTTCGTGCTGGCAAGTCTGATTGTGAACGAAGCACGTTCCATCTGCGAAAATTTTGTTGAAGCTGGATTCAACGTACCAAAAATATTGAGTAACGGCTTAGCTGTTGCCGACAAACTTATTAACAAAGAAAGCGAGGACGAAGAATAATGAAAATATTACTCATTGCAGGACATGGTGCAGGCGATCCAGGAGCTTCCGGATGTGGATACAAAGAAGCTAACCTTACCAGAGAGTTAGTCAACCTGATTGCTCCAAACCTGAGAAAATATGCAACTGTGGATGTATACAACGAAAACCGCAGCGCATTCTATGATGTGCAGAACGGTACATTCAAAATCGGAAGCTATGATTATGTGCTGGAGGTACACTTCAATGCATTTAATGGATCCGGACACGGAACAGAAATCTTTGTGACAGACAGTGAGCAATATACCGACGTGGAACAGTCCATCATGAATAAATTAGGGAAGCACTTTGTGAAGCGTGGTGGATCTGGTGTAAAGACGACAAACTGGCTGGTAATCTATACATGTAAATGTTTAGGTATCAGCTCCGCTCTGTTAGAGACATGCTTTATCGACAACAAGGCAGACATGGCTGAATATCAGGCAAACAAGGAATCCATCGCACAGGGCATTGTAGACGGCATTGCAGAAGGCTTCCAGCTGAAAGCAAATAGCACAGAGCAGAAGCCAGGGAACAAACCTGCAGTGCAGAATAAACCTTCCAAGCCTGCGAAACCGGCACAGCCTGACCAGATTTTGAATGTTGGAGAATACTTCACAATTCCGGGAGTGCATAGCGTAGACCAGGTTTTAGACAGTATGGACAGCATCTGGTGCGAGGAGATGACCGGAAACGGTGGTAACTCCATTCAGGCGGGACCACTTACCAAGTGCGATAAAAACGGGAAGAAAACAAAGTCACAGCGCTTTTACGTAGGTGATTACTGGATGTGTGACAAGAAATTTAAAGTGCTGGATGTGGATAAACCTACAAATTCAGTACAGGCAAATGTCGGAGGTCGTAAAATCTGGTTGTATGCCGGTCCATTGCGTGAAGTCTAAACATAAAATTACCACTCATTCCTTCGGGGATGGGTGGTATTTTTTTTTGTGTTATAATAATAGTATATGGAGTGGATATTATGAGTATAAAATATGATCTAACTGGTAAACGATTTGACAGATTGTATGTCATAAAGTTAGACGGGAAAAATAAAAGTAATGAATATCTATGGCTGTGTAAATGTGACTGCGGACAACTTTGTCATGCAACAACATATGCACTGCGGCATGGTATCAAACGCAGTTGCGGATGCATCACGCGGGAACGAACCAGCAAACAGCTGGAAGGAAAGCGAATTGGGAGGCTAACCGTCCTAAAGAGATTGGACAAGAAAAAGCATGATTGCTATATGTGGCTTTGTAAATGCGATTGCGGAAACACATGCGAAGTAAGAACAGATGCCTTAACAAGAGGAGTAACAAAAAGCTGTGGATGCATGCATATAACATCGTTGGATGATAAGCGCAGGAAGCTGTATGTAAAGGATACTGGCTTACAATATGTCGGTGATTATAATAAGCCAAGAAAAAGCAAAACAGGCTTTACAGGAGTAGTATACGATAAACGCAGGGCAGGTAATAAATATTATGCAAAAGTAAAATTTCAGGGTATATACTACTATCTTGGGAGTGCAGCAACTGCAGAAGAAGCATACGAATTATACAAATCAGGTAAAGAAAAAATACACAAGAAGTTTCTCGCGGAAAATCCTGAATATCTGCAAAGAGTTGAGGAATTGAGAAAAAAAGCGTCTAAAAAAAGATAAACCCTGTCTCTATTCAGAAGGCAGGGTTTAGATCACTTCTTTTTACTTCTTTTATATATTGGGCGCCATAGGTCTTCGCCTCTATCGCCGTTCAAATATCGATGAAGCAATGTATCATATGAAATATTAGTGATTTTTGATAATTCATTTAAAGTTACTATTTTGCCTTGATAATCGATTTCCATTTCGCTTTGAAGATTTCTCCAAAGCTCTTTTCCACGATCACCATTTCTATAACGCCTATGTAAAGTGGTATAACAAATTCCGGTTCTACTTGACAATTCCTTAAGATTTATTTTTTCACCTTCATAATCCACTAAAATTTCATTTCCCATAGATTTTTGAAAGAGTTGTGAACCGCTTGCGCCTTTAGAATAACGCTTCCATAAAGTAACATAATCAATTCCAGTTTTTTTTGATAATTCATATAAAGACACTTTTTCACCATCATACTCGACATATATTTTCGCTTTTTTGCTTATTTTTCTTTTATATTGCTTTATCTTCCCTGTCCATAATTCTTCACCTCGATATCCCTTATCGTAACGATATCTTAATGTAGTGTCATTTATACCTGTTATACTTGATAATTCTGGTATTGTTACCTGGTCTCCATAATAATCAACACAGATCGTACACTTACCATTATTTGTAAATCGTTCAGGGCTCCATAATTTTTCGCCTCGATATCCAAGATAATAACGTTGTCTCAAATTATTCTCGCTTATTCCAGTTAAAGTAGATAGCTCAGGAAAGGTTACTTGTTTACCATGATAATCAATATATATTTTAGCAGTTCTTTTAGTCGGTAATCGCTTTGTACTCCATAATTTTTCGCCTCGATATCCTTTATCGTAACGATATCTTAAAGTATTCTCACTTATTCCAGTTAAAGTAGATAACTCTGCAAAGGTTACTTGTTTACCATGATAATCAATATAGATTTTGAAAGATCTTTTTTTGGGTAACGGATCGTTGCTCCATAATGCTTCACCTTGATGTCCTTTATTGTAACGATCTCTTAATGTAGCTATGCTTATACCAGTTAATTTTGATAATTCAGGAATTGTTACTTGTCTGCCATAATAATCGACATAAATATTTGCCTTATTTGGTAGTCGATTAGTGCTCCATATTTCTTCGCCGGAGCATCCTCTTTTCAGCCTTTCATATATCGTACTGCAATTTACACCAGTTATTTTACTTAACTCAGTAAGATTTACATATCTTTTTTCAGGTGTGTAATATACAAGAGTCTCATTTGACTTCTTGATAATACTAGCGCGTTCTACTTTTCTTTTTTCTTCTGGATCGTTATTTAACATATCTTTTAAATATGGTTCATGCAACTCCTCTTTTGCTTTTAAGTAAGCATCGTGCGCTTCCTCCGCTGTATCAAATTCTCCAAGATGATGTTGTTTACCTTTAAAAGTTATATCTGCAGCATAGCGGTTTGTGCGTTTATTAAGAGATACGCCACGATAACCGCTTTTGTTATTTTTTCGTGGCTTATCACCATATAGCTTGTAGGGGTCTGAGCCATCAACACAATGGTTACGTGTAATGGCGCCGAGTTTCTTACCATTGATAGTTTTAAGGCATCCGCAGCTCTTTGTCTGTTTATTTCTGAGATTTCGCAGCGATACAACAATAGTATTTCCGCAGTCGCACTCACAATTCCAATAAGCATTACCGCTCTTATCGACTTCACCGGTCGGAGAAATAGCTCTAAGCATTCCGTATCGCTTACCTGTTATATCTTTTCTAGGTCTTGCCATAGCCCTCTCCTTTACACGATCAATATATCATTGGATATATAAGACACATCAGTAAATACAGTGTAAGATATAAGCAACCTATCCATATCAGATATTTTCCGTTCGCCTTTTTCCCATGCTAATAGCGTGCGCTTACTGGTTATATAAATATCGGCCATCGCCACTTTGGTAAGACCGAGCTTCTCGCGCAAAGCAGCAACACTGCAGCGCGTTAATTCGTAAATATAATTTAAGATATCGTTTATCTCGTCAGCACTATATCCGAGTGCCCAGTCATCATGATCGAGAGACATGGCCTCTTCAATAAAACTTTCTTTATCTGCGCAATGCTGCGCTTTTTTATAAAAATATGAAAACGTCTGAAATGACACTTGTTTTTTCATTTGTTACCTCCTAAAAGTGAATGAATGAGGAGCTGTGAAGCTCCTCGAATCAATTTAATATTCAATGCTTCCAAATTCGCTGTCCAAAACTTCCTTGAAATCTGGATCTAATTCCAGGTATCTATTCAAAAATTCTTCTGGAGTGCAAGGTAAGTCGATTGTTACGTGTACATGATCCCTGATTTCATCGTCCATGTAAGTACAAATAGTTTCAAAAGTTTCCTGTGTAAGTTTTGCCATGATTTTTCTCCTTAAGGGGGTTGCCCTTATCTCTTTACACCTATATTATAGCGCACATTGTGCGCTATGTCAATAGAAAACGAGCACATTGTGCACTTTTTCGTGAACGCATAATTATAAGTAAGGTTTTGCAATGAAAAATACCGTAAAGATATTTTACTCCCCCATATAAATCCGTATCATATCTTCTTCCTAGCAGCCAGCTCCTGTATATGTGCAGGAGCTTTTCCGTTTACCCGAAAACAACCAGAAAAAAATATGCAATTTATGAATAAATGCTATAATGAATTAAAACGAAAAATAAATATATCCTTATATTATAATGAAAAAGAATGAAATATAATAAAAAAAGATGGAAAATGGATATTTCTATAGTTCTGGGTACCGGCACCATAAAGTAAGTTAAGCCTTTAAATAAAGGCTTTTTTAATACCATGAGATTAAAAGGACGAAAGAAAAGACGAAAAAAGTGCTTAACTTTGTGTTGATCCAGTCCCCTGTGGTATTCCAGAGGTGATCTAGGGATTTCCACTGTATGGATTTCGGTAGGATATTTCATGAAAAAAATGACTATATTTCATAAATAGTTTATAGGTCAATGCCTTCATATGGGAGCCTCACATATGATCGGGCAATGTTACCGGCCGAAAGCTGCTGTATAAATAACAGCTTGAGCAAATGATTATTTTCATCCTTCATTGTATGCTATACTTCAAATAGTCATTCTGCGTATTCATTTCCCCACCAAAAACGATCGCAGGATGACTTTTTCTGTGGATTACTGAAAAAAATAGCAGAGAATGCATATTCTGTGGTAAAATAAAACCAGAAAGCGAGGTGTAGCTGTTCATGAAGAAAGTACTGCTCTGTCTGTTTTGCATGATGTTTTTACTGCAGGGATGTGGTAATGATCATGAGGGAGAACCGATTGAACTGACTCCTCAGGAAGTTTTAGTCAGACTGCAGGATCCGAAAAAGAATTCCTTCATGCTGTATATCACCTCGGATAACTGCTATTCCTGTGATGAGTATGAAAAAGTGATACAGGAGATAGAAGAAGAAACACCGTTTGAAATCTATTATCTCAAGATGGATACCAACGAAGAAGATACGGACATCAAGCAGGCTGTTGAAGAACTGCAAATAACGACAGGAAAAATTCAAAGCCTGCCGTCAACCTTTTACTTTTATCAGGGAAGTCTGCTGCCTGAAAATAGCAAAGAAGGTTATCTGGAAAAGAAGGACTTGTTAAAATGGCTGAACGATCTGTATTTACTACATTAA